ATGCTTGCAACCAACACGGGTCGCAACGCCCACAGCAAACCAAACCTCGGACAGGTAAGCAGTGATCCAAGATGCCGTGCGCTTTTTTTGCCTGGTAAGGGAATGCGACAGGTCGGTGCTGATGCTTCTGGCCTTGAACTTAGGATGCTTGGTCATTACCTTGCCTATTTTGATGGGGGGTCTTTCGCTGACGTTGTTGTTAATGGTGACATTCATCAACAGAATGCAGACCGAGTTGGATGCACGAGAAAGGCTGTCAAGTCTCTCACTTACGCATTCATTTACGGTGCTTCCGACAAAAAGATCGGGCTCACTATGGACAAGGGTTTGGGTGATGCGGAAGCCCTAAGACTTGGTAAGGACATTCGTAAGAAGTTCCTTGCTGCCATTCCTGGTCTTGATGATCTTCTCACTGCCGTTAAGAAACGAGCAGAGGGTGATGTCCTGATTGGTTTGGATGGTCGGCCCATTAAGCTTCAAGGTAAGAAACACGCTGCTTTGAACTATCTGCTTCAGAGTGCTGGTGCTATCGTTTGCAAGCGATGGAATGTGATTGCCTATGAGTCACTGACCAAACTAGGATACAAGTGGGACATTGATTACCAATGGCTTGGCTGGATCCACGATGAAATTCAATTAGCCGTCCTTCCACACCTCGTCAATGACTTCAAGTTCAATCTCGAATGGTCAATCGTCCAAGCCGGTGAGTACTACAAACTCAGAGTCCCACTCGCCTCCGAAGCGAAAGAAGGGGCATCGTGGGCAGACTGCCATTGACCTTAGGGTTGATGCTGATTTCTTTGCCTACCGTTCCTGTCAGGTCAATGAGGAGGAACTTGATTGGGGTGAAGACATCATCACGATTGTCAGCAATCTGGATGAAGTAATCCGAACCTTTGAGCAGGACATCAGCAACCTCAGGTCACAGTTTGACACAACCAATGTCACCCTGTACTTTTCTGACACCAAGAACTTTCGGAAGACGGTTGATCCTGAGTACAAAGGCAATCGCACCAAGCGTAAGCCTGTTGGCTATCGTAGGCTGCTTGATTGGTGTCGGCAGCATTATGATACCGTAACCATTCCTAACCTTGAAGCTGATGATGCTCTTGGCATTCATTGCCACAATGATCCTTCTCACTTTGTTCTGGTCAGTCCCGACAAAGACATGAAACAGATCGCTTGTCGGTTGTTCAATGGAAAGGAAGAGGTCACCACCACCAAGGAACAGGCAGACTACTGGTTCTGGACCCAGTGCCTCACAGGAGACCCTGTGGACGGCTACAAGGGTGTGCCTGGTATTGGTGCCAAGGGTGCTGAGAAGCTGCTCGTAGGGGCACAGGGGAAGGAGTGGGAGGTGATCAGAGGTGCTTATGAGAAGGCAGGTCTTAGTGAGGATGATGCCATCCGTAATGCTAGACTTGCCAGGATCCTTCGCCCTACTGAGTACAACTTCACAATCAAACAACCCATCCTGTGGAACCCACCTATTTTGGACTCCTCGCAGTCCTAGTTGCCCTGTTCATTGTTTCTCCAAACATTCTGCGGTACCTTGATCTTCAAGTGACTGCGCTTCCAACACGGATTGCTTCCCTATGGTTCCAGCTTACGATTGGTATGAGGCTTTGGTTTGACAGACAATCCTTTCACCAAACCAGATTGGGGCAGTTTTTCAGGCAACGACAACTCAAAGCAATCATGAAAAACCCAGCCTACAAAGAGTTTTTCGACCATGAGTAAGTACGATCCAGCTCATTACCAGCAAGGAAAGATTCAGGTTTGGGACTTCATTGTTGACCAAGATCTTGACTTCCTATCTGGTAACATCATCAAATACATTTGCCGAGCAGGCTACAAACCCCACGAATCAGAACTCGATGATTGGCTTAAAGTCCGCGCCTACGTTGACCGAAAAATCAAAGCCATTGGTGATGCCCAGCCTCCTCACTCAGGCTATCCTGTTCCGACAGGCGATGGAACAACCAGTGGCCAGTGTCGATGAGAATGTCCACGAACTTCAACACGAACTGATTTGTGAGGAATACAACGAGTTTCGTGATGAGTATGAGGCGGAACTCTATGGTGGCTCTCTGGAGAACCAACTCAAAGAACTAGCAGATCTCGTCTTTGTCTGCTACCAGTATGCCGCTGCTCGTGGCTGGGACCTTGACTCGGCAATGAACCGTGTCTTCCGCTCCAACATGAGCAAACTCGTGGATGGCAAGCCCCTCCGCCGCGAAGATGGTAAGGTTATGAAGGGGCCAAACTATGAACCACCTATCCTTGAGGATCTTCTCTGATTATGAAAACGCCCAATGTTATTGCCCGCACGGGTCGTGTCCAGAACTGGATCAATGATCCTACCAGTCGTCTTCCCGTGTCCTGCACCGTCTTTGTGGTTCAGGATAGCATGGAGGGTCCTGATGGGATTGAGTCCTCCTGGCGTTTTGTTTCCCACGCACTACGCAATGGTGCTGGTGTTGCTGTTCACCTCAGCAACCTACGTCCCAAGGGTGATGAGAATGGAAAGGGCCTGACGGCTTCCGGTCCAGTCTCCTTTGCCCGCATTTATTCTGCTCTCAATGAAACACTCCGCCGAGGTGGGCACTACAAGAACGGTGCTGTGGTATGTCATCTGGACTTCGATCATCCTGATGCTCTTGAGTTTGTCAATGCTAGCCGTTCTGACCTCCCATGGGTGAAGCGTTGTCTGGATGTTGACCAATACTTCCTTGAGGATGGTAATCCTGAACTGATTGCTGCCACCATTGAAGGCATCAAGCGTGGTGACATCTGGCTGAACAAGATTCGCTATGATGCTGATGGTGCCAGGATTTATGGCAACGTCTGTCTGGAGGTGTATCTGAAGAGCCGTGGCACCTGCTTGCTCCAGCATGTGAACCTAGGTGCTTGCACCAGTGGCAACATCGTTGAAGCCTTTGAGGAGGGCATGACATCTCTTGTGGAGCTACATGGCAAGACTGGTGTTGGTGACACTGGTGAGTATCTGACACCTGAGGTTGATCGTCAAGTTGGTCTTGGCATTCTTGGTTTGGCCAATTTCCTTGATCAGAACGGAGTAACCTACGCCAGCTTCGGTGAAGCTCTTGAGCAGTACCTGACTCACCAACCTAGCTTCAGTGATGCCTACCGCTTGGTATCTCAGTTAGCCCTAGGCATTGAGAAGGCTGCCATCATCGCCCGTAAGGCTGGCATGGTCCGTGCCTTTGCTATTGCCCCCACTGCCTCCTGCTCCTACAACAACGTGGATCTGAGGGGCTTCACAACGGCTCCTGAGATTGCCCCACCCATCTCTCGCAATGTGGATCGTGACAGCGGCACCTTTGGTGTTGATGCCTACCACTACCCTCCTGATATGGAGGTTGCATCCGAGGTTGGCTGGGACAACTACAACAAGGTAGTTGATGGTTTGGTATCACTATTCCGTAGTACCATGCTATTCCATGGCTACTCCTACAACAGTTGGAGTGATGTGGTTACCTATGACCAAGACTTCATTCAGAAGTGGCTAATCTCTCCGCAGACATCCTTGTACTATTCCCTCCAGGTGATGCCTGATGTGCTTTCCAAGGATGATGCGTTGGCTGCCCTTGATGAAGAGTTCCATGAGTTCTTCAAGTTTGATGAGGATCCTCTTGAGGAAGCTCCTCCATCTGATGATCGTTGTATTCCCTGTGGAGAATAATTGTGACTGTTTCGCCCTATGATCAGGTTGTTTCCCGCAAACGCAAATGGACTCCTGTTGCTGTTCAAAAGGGTAACCTAGTTCCTGACTCCGAAGATGCCTTCTTTCGTGCTCTTGCTCTGCGTCATCTGGAGTTGCCTGTCGCTGATTTCCTTCGGCAAGGTCTTGAAAAGGAACTTCCCAAGACTGCTGGTGTTGTTGAGGCTCTCACCTCAAACATCCAAGATGAAGAGCGCCATGATCAGGCCTTCCGTTATGTGGTCGCTGCTCATGGTTCTGATCCGAAGGCAGAGGCAGAAGGAAGTCACATCCTAAGGACCTGGCTTGAGGCACCGGAGCATCCGATCCTTAAGGCAGCTATTCTTGAGAGGAGTGTTTTCTTTGTCCTACTGCCCTTCTACCGATTCAACGGAGACATCGGAGTACGAACCACAGCAGCAGACATCAGCCGAGATGAGCAAACCCATGTTGCCATCCACAGCATGGTCTGCTCCGAGCTTGGCCTCCGGTCCACCCCCAGCCTTAATCGCCTACGTCGAGCGACTGTTGGATGGATGATGGATGGCCTGACCAGTACCGTCAACAAGTACCTCAGCAAGGACTTCTGGATCAGCCAGTCTGATTCCCTGTATGAGCGTGGCAAGGCCCCTGGCCTTTCCGATACTCAGCGGGCTAGGATGCCTGCGTTCTTTGAAGCCAGCAACACTGACCTTCCCCAGTATGGCTAGTGCCTACTTTGATGCCACCGAGATTCCCCTCACAGACGTGGTGGGGGGACGTGTGGATCTTGATCTTCTCATTGAGGATCTTGACCAGAGGTACCCAGACAACTATCCTGACCACGAGATGACCACGTGGGAAGCAGGACGTATGGCTGGTGCTCTTTCTGTCATTCGTTACATTAAGTCAAAACGCAATCCGTAATCATGTGCCTTGCACCTAGTATGCCGTCTGCTCCGGCACCTCCTGCTCCACCCCCGGCTCCTGTGATTCCGGCTGGCACCCAGCCCACCACAGTGAGGCCCACCAAGACCACTCGTGAAAGCATTGCCCAAGCAAGCAAAGGTACTAGCAATCTTGCTATTCCCCTGAGCACTGGTGGTATGGCTCCGATGAAGTCTCCTCTCAGCATTGGTGGTATGAATCCTAATCCAACCAACCTTAGTATTGGTAAATAATAATGGAAAATCAATCTGCCGCAAGTCGTTACGCAAGATTGGCTAGCGACAGAACGATCTTCTTGGATACTGCCAGGGACTGTGCTGTGCTTTCTCTTCCCTATCTCCTCACCCCTACGGGTGTGGTGAATGGACAGAAGCTCGTCACTCCTTGGCAGAGCATGGGCGCCAAAGGCGTTAACGTCATGGCCTCGAAGCTGATGCTAAGTTTGTTCCCAGTGAATGCAACTTTCTTCAAGCTTCAGATCAATGATGGTAAGCTCAGCTTGGACCCATCAATGAGTGCTGCCGTTAAGTCGGAGATTGATCTCTCTCTTTCCAAAATGGAACGAGTGGTCATGCAAAACATTGCCGAATCACAGGATCGTGTGATCCTTCACCAGGCAATGAAGCACCTCATTGTTACCGGGAATGCCCTGGTATTCATGGGAAATAGTGGTGTTAAGTTGTATCCTCTTGACCGTTATGTGGTCGTCCGTGATGGAGAGGGTAACCCCACCGAGATCGTTACTGTTGAAGCTATTGACCGACAGTTCCTGCCACCTGAGTTCCAAAAGAACGCAACCAGGAATGTCAATGATGCCTCCGACAACACCAGTGCTCCTAGCACAGACGTGAGTGTTGGAGAATCAGAAGTCGCTGTGTTCACCTGGGCAAAGCTCATGGATGGACAGTGGCGATGGAAACAAGAAGTGGAAGGGACTATCCTTCCTGACTCCTACGGCAAAGCTCCAAAGAACACAACCCCCTGGCTGCCCCTACGGTTCAACGTAGTGGATGGTGAGGACTATGGTCGTGGTCGTATTGAAGAGTACCTAGGAGACCTGAAGAGCCTTGAGGGCCTGATGCAAGCCATGGTGGAGGGCTCAGCAGCTGCTGCTAAGGTCGTCTTCCTAGTCAGCCCTTCTGCCACAGTGAAGCCCAGTACCCTAGCCAAGGCAGGGAATGGTGCCATCATCCAAGGCAAGGCTGATGATGTTACCGCTGTGCAAGTCAGCAAGCAGGCTGATTTCAGCAGTGCCTACCAGATGATCCAATCACTCACCCAACGCCTCTCTGAGGCCTTCCTGGTGATGTCTGTGCGGCAATCTGAGAGGACCACTGCTGAGGAGATCCGTGCTACCCAGCAGGAACTCAACGAACAGCTGGGTGGAATCTATGGCAACCTCGCTGTGGAACTAGTACGTCCGTACCTGCAACGCAAGTTGTTTGTCCTCCAGCGTTCCAAAGAACTTCCCCAACTACCTAAGGGAATCGTATTCCCAACCATCATTGCTGGTCTTGAGGGCATTGGTCGTGGGCAAGATCGTGAGTCTCTCATGATGTTCCTAAGCACAATCTCACAAGCCTTAGGACCTGAGGCAATGGCCAAGTACATTGATCCTGAGGAAGCAGTTAAGCGCCTTGCTGCTGCCCAGGGCATTGATACCTTGAAGTTGGTCAAGACTGCTCAGGAACGTGATGCAGAAATGCAGAAGATGCAGCAGGCTAACATGTCCAACAACCTCATGGGACAAGCCGGACAACTTGTTAAGGCTCCTATGATGGATCCAACCAAAAACCCTGGCGCTATTGAAGCCCTTCAAAATGTCGTTAACACCGCGCAACAAGCAGGCAGTGGCCAAACCGCAGCTCCAGCAGGACCCCCTGCCCCCCAGCAGTAACGAACTGCCTGCTGCTATTCCCACTCCTGTCAACATTCCCTCTGCTTCTGGTCCTAAGGAACAGTTCAAGTATGGTGATGCTAAGGTGACCTCACCTGGCGTTGGCAAAGTTACCATTGTTATCCACTAACTCTCAATGTCTGAAATCATTTTTGATGGCACCGATCCAGATGTGACTGCTAGCCGCGAGGCAACAGAAGCAAAGAATCTGGAGACTGGTAGCAAGATTATTGAGGCCCAAGAATCAGCAAATGAAGAGAAGTATCGTCGCAGTCAAGTTGATTCCGAGGATGCTGGTCAGTATGCTGGAAAGTTCAAGTCTGCTGAGGACCTTGAAAAGGCTTATCTGGAACTACAGAAGAAGCTTGGATCCAAGGAATCTGAATCAGCAGATGAGGAATCAACAAAGGAGACTACCGAAGAATCTTCTGAAGAAACTGAATCAGAAACCAAATCACCTGTTGCTGAAAAGGTTCAGTTTCTGAAGGATGCGTCGGAGGAGTATTACTCCAATGACAATGCTTTGAAACCGGAGACTATCCAGAAACTCAAGGAGATGCCATCTGAGCAACTCATTGATGCTTATCTGGAACTTCAGAAGAGCAATCCAGTAGCCAAGGCACAGCCCTTGTCTGACACTGATGCCCAGTCCATAGTCACTTCCGTGGGCGGGCAAGATGCTTACAATGATACCCTTGCATGGGCTGCTGATAACCTCAAACCTGAGGAAGTCGCAGCCTATGACAATGTGGTGAACAGTGGCAACAAGGATGCTATCTTCTTTGCTGTGCAGGCCCTTAACAATCGTTACAAGGATGCTGTTGGCTTTGAAGGTAAGCGTGTCAGTGGCAACAGGGCACCTCGCCCAGAACCGGGTTTCCGTAGCCAAGCTGAACTTGCACGAGCTATTTC